GGCGTAGCCGGTGCCGCCGGGGCGGCAGGTGCCACAGGCGCGACCGGGGCAACGGGGCCCGCGGGTCCGGCCGGAGCAGACGGCGCACCTGGACCAGGTGTCGAGACGGCGGACGTCCGGATCCACATCAATGGTTCGACGGGAAGCGACCTGACCGGGGACGGCAGCTCGGGCAACCCCGTGGCTACGATGGCCGGCGCTGCTGCGCTGGCTCCGGAGGTGTCCACGGCAGCCGTGATCTACCAGTTTGACGGCGTAGGGAACTACGCCTGGGCTGAGTGCCCGACCGTGTTCGGGTCAACGGGACACTGGGCTCTGTATGCCCATGCAAGCACGCGAGTATCTGTGCTGGCGAGCGGGACAGCGGGCGTCGGGACAGACGCCAACGCAATTGCGGCTTCGGGCCTGACCGTGAATCAATACCAGCACTTCACTCTGGAGATGACGTCAGGGGCAGCTCTCGGCTACCGGCGCACCGTGCAGCAGAACACAGCGACGTCGATCGCCCCGGTGCGCCGATTTGAGAACCAGGCGGGCACCTCAGCCGTTACCCCAGCGTCGGGGGATACCTACGCGATCTACCGACCCGGCGTCGTGATCACAGGCCTCACGTCGCTCACGGGCAAGAGGGTGGTTTGGTGGGACATTGCTTTCGACACCGTCACGGCCTCTCCTCCGATCACGCACTGCGAGATCTACGCCGCCGGGGTCGAGTTCCGTGGCACGGTCTTTCCCCATTTCCTCGACTGCCGTGGGTCGTTCGGCATGTGGGACCATATCGATTCAGGGTCCGTCCCGGTCAACACGGCATTTACCCACTGGTCGCTGCCTAGCTCAACCGCACAGAGCACCAAGGTTGCAGCTTACTTTGCCTCAGTAGAGCAGAGCACGTCGATCGACACCCTGGCCCTGCACCGGGGCTGCGGTGTCTCCTGCCCGAGTGTGGTCGCGACTGTGACCAGTACTACTGGCGGCCACATGCTGTTCACGCAGTGTGCAATGTCGCTGCTCGGGGTGTTCGGGGCCGTCTCCCACGATCAGGGTGTCTACCTGATCGGGGGCTACTACTGGGGGAACTGTCGCGCGCACGCGCAGTCAAACGTGGTAGTGACAGGCAAATGCGGGTCGGGCGTGAACGTTGCCGAGTCGACGTACTTCCGCAGGCGTATTGACCTGGACCGCAACAGTTCGATGTTCTGCGCGTCCCCGATCACCAGCATGCCGGGTGGATTTGCTTTCGTGAACGTGATCGACGGCTCTACCCTTACCTTCGCAGGTACGGGGAACGTCCTGGGGAATGGGACTGCAAACGATAACCTGGGCACGGTCGACCAGAACGGTACGGTCAACTTCACTGGGACAACGACCCTGGCTTTCAACGTGTCCCCGCAAAGCTACAACAGCTTCGGCGGGTCCACGCTGTTCAACCATGGGCGCACCCGCTTCCTGGCAGCTACGACAATCACGAACGCAGGCAACCGGCCTTACTGGGTCCGAAACGCGATAATGCTTGTGGACGCGGCTGTCACATATACCGGGGCGGGAGGTGTCCTGGTGTCGGACAACGGCATGGTCCGCTGCACCTCGACTCTGACCGTGACGAACGGTCCGATCACCGTTGACGGCGGACACTTCACGATGGGCGCCAACGTGTCCGTGGTCACGCCGCCCGGCGACGCACTGATCGTCAAGAACGGCGGCAACTTCGTGCAGGCCGCTGGCATCCTGTCCTGTGTCGCGACGGCTGGCGACGGCCTATCCTGCGAGGCGGGCGGCAAGGCTCGCCTCCGGTCGAGTACGAACACCGTCCTAACCGGGGCAGGCGCCGGTAACGTCGGTTGCCGAGCAAAGGCGGGTGCCCAGGTCTGGTTCGACGGGGCTCCGACCTCTGTCACGGGCCCGGCGGATCTGCAGGTGGCAGGTACGACCTACCCGAACACGGACCTCTCCGCAGATCACACGTTCGTTACGGACGGGTCGGGCACCACGATCGGACGCGCGGCCTAGAACGGGACCCCGGGGCAGGCCCGTCTGCCCCGGTCCCATGCCTCCTGCAGATTCACGCTGGCGTTGCTGTCCTTGAGATGGCTGGGCCGCACACACCGCGGATTGTCACACTCGTGCCCGACCAGCTCGGGGCAGCTCCCGGTTTCGAGAATCAGCACGGCCCTGTGTGCCAGCTCCACCCGACCCCAGAGCCAAAACTTGCCGTGCGGTAGCGGCTGGCCTCCGCCAGGGCGCCAGCGTCCGGGCCTTTTGACGGCCCCTGTCCACTCCCAGCAAGTCTCGGTGAACCGGACTTTGCTCCAGAAACGCCAACGAAGTTTGTCGAGGGGGTTGCTTCGGTACATGCCTGCCAAGGTAGCCAAGCCCCGGGCTGTCTGTACAGGGAAAAGTGCTAAGGTATCGACGATGGCACTTCGTTTTGATACCGGCACGGTCGGCAAGGTACAGCGCACCCCCCAGGGAGGCCTGCGCGTCGACGCGGCTCTGACCCGGACGGGTGTGTTCGTCTACTTCGAAGGCGGACGCGAGATTCGGGAGTACCGCCCGCCTGATGAGGTGTTCAACGCTGACAGCCTGGCCACCCTGGCGGACGCCCCGGTCACTCTCGAGCACCCCCCGGGAGAGGTAACCCCGGAGAACTATCAAAAATACGCGGTCGGCCTGGTCTCGGGAGAAGCAAGGCAAGACGGCGAGCTCGTGACCGCCCGGCTAGTTGTCCAGGACGCCCGGACCCTGGCCGCGATCGAGGCAGGCACGCGCGAGGTCTCGTGCGGCTACCACTGCAAATTGGACAACACGCCCGGGGTCTCCCCCGCCGGGGAGCCGTTTGACAGGGTGCAAAGATCGATACAATATAACCACGTAGCTATCGTGAAACGTGGTCGCGCGGGGTCTACCGTAGCACTCCGTTTAGACGCGGAGGGGAACCAAATCCCCTCGGAGGTATCAACAGTGACAGAACAAGAGATCGCGGCCCTGAGGGCCCAACTGGCCGAGAAGGACGCGCAGATCTCTGCGTTGACGGCACGTGCAGACGTGGCGGAGTCCCGTGCCTCTGACACCTCGGCCCTGGACGCGGCAGTCAATGCGCGCCTGGCCTTGATCGACAAGGCCCGCAAGTTCCTGGGCGCGGAGTTCAAGGCAGACGGCCTGAGCACCGAGCAGATCCAGGCCAAGGTCATCGCCAAGGTGCGACCCACGCTGAAGCTGGACGGCCGTGACGCTGCCTACCTTGCGACGGCCTTCGAGCTCGTGCAGGACCTGGCCCCGGCCGAAGCCCCGCGCGCTGACAGCGCCGTAACCGAGGCGGCCAAGGCCGTGCTCGAGACCCCCGAACCCCGCAAGGACGCGGCAGACGATGCCAAGGCCAAGCACCAGGCGCGCGTCCGCGCACTGGGCACCGCACCCCTCAGCCTCAGCAAGGACAGCAAGTAATGCAGACCTCAGTCAGCACCAGCAAGCCCTACGGCCGAGCTGGCATGAAGTACGACAATAGCTCCTTTGAGAAGATCATCAGCAAGATCTGCGAAGGTAGCGTCAAGGCCGGCCTCGGTGTGTTCCGCGTACCCGGCTACGGCCAGGTCGGGACGACCATGGTTGATCCGGGTTCGGTCTACCAAGGCCCCAGCCCGGTAGCGGCTGCCGATGTGGATGCGATCATCGCCTCGGGCGCCAGCGCGGCCACGGAGCAGACGATCTCGGGTACGGGCCTGACCGGTGTGGTCGGAGACGACGTGATGTACCCCGCGCGCACCCTGACCTTGGTTCTGTCGAACCACACGGATTGGGACGCGACCACGGCAGTCTGGACCGGCAAGAATGAGTACGGCCAGTCAGTCACGGAGAACGTGGCGATCCCTAACGGCGGCAACGGGACCGTAACGACCACGGGCCGTTTCTCGCAGGTGACCAGCCTCTACATCCCGGCCCAGACCGGTGCGGGTGGTACCTTCACGGCGGGTGTGTCGATCCTGGACGGCACCGTCAACCTGGCAGACTTCGTGGGCGTGGCCCTCCTGGATCTGTCGATGGTACCCAACGTGGTCCCCTCGCAGGATCAGACCGCTGAGTACCACGACGCAGATACCGTCTCGGTGATGCGCAAGGGCGCTATCTGGGTCGAAACCGAGGATGCCTGCTCCGAGGGTGGGGACGTCTATGTCCGCGTCGGCACCGGGGCGGGTGGCTCTCAACTAGGAGCCTTCCGCAGTGACGCGGACACCGCCTCGGCAGTTCAAATCACAGGCGCACGGTGGGGTAAGGACTCCAGTGCTAGTGGCCTCAACGTATTGGAGCTCTACTAATGGATCAGTCTCGTGAAATCGCGGAGATCGCGAGCAAGTTTCGTCTCGACGCGCGAGAGACTGCTGTCTTCTCCCGCCAGCTGGAGCACCTCCAGGGGCAAACCTATGACGTGCTCTACCCCGAGCTCAAGGGTCGCATGCTTGCGCCCATGGGGGCCGACCAGGCCGGTATTGCAGATACCCAGATCACGTACCGTCAATGGGACGGGTTCGGGATGGCAAAGATCATCGCCAACTTTGCGCAGGACCTTCCCAAGGCCGGCGTAGCGGGCAAGGAGTTCTCCGCCCCGATCAAGAGCCTTGGCGGTAGCTACGAGGTCTCGATCAATGACGTGCGTGCGGCGGTCTCGACGGGCAACAACCTGCCTACTCGCTTGGCCATGGAAGCCAAGGAGATGATCGAGCGCGCGATCAACCATATCATCCTGTTCGGCATGGCCGAGGCCGGTACCAAGGGCCTGCTCAACCACCCGAACGTCCCGATCGTTTCGCTGACCACGGGCACCTGGTCAGGCGCGAGCGCGGTCAACGTCCTGGAAGATCTCCGTATGTTCGTGCAGTCCGTGGTCACCCTCTCGAAGGGTACCATCCTGCCGGATACGCTCGTCCTTGACCAGGCCTCGTTTGCCGTCCTGACGAAGCCTATCGGCGACAACTACCTGAGCACGATCGGCCAGGTGTTCCTGAATACGAACCCGTACATCAAGAACATCGAGCAGGCCGTGGAACTGAACACCGCGGGAGCAGACGGCGGACCTCGCTTGCTGTGCTACAAGCGCGACCCTAAGGTCGTGGACTTGCAGATCCCGCTGGACTTCGAGCAGCTGCCGCCCGAGGCTCGCAGCCTTGCCTTCGTGACTGCAGTGCACGCGCGTATTGCGGGTGTCCTGATCCGCTACCCCTTCGGTCTGGCGTACGCCGATAACGCTGGCTGATCCCAGCCTCCGAGTGTAGGATCGTAGGGCCTCCGACTGGGGGCCTTTTTCAATTGGAGGTGTGTGTGATTCGAATCGACAATCGAGGGGTGTGCGCGCTAGTGCTCGGCAAGATCGTACTCAGCCCCGGCGGCAACGAAGTGGATCCGAAGGAGCTGGAGGAGGCCTTGCAGAGCCCCGGCCATCGCAAGAGTCTGGAGCTCTGGCAAGAGACCCGGAAGGTTTCGGTGCACACGCCCGAGGCCAGTGCGTCGCTCAAGGGCACACCCCTGATCGAGCCGCCGGACAGCCTGGGCGGGTACGGGGAGGCGGCAGCCTTGGCCTTCGTGGAGGTCGAAACGGACGTGAAGGTGCTCCGCCAGTGGGCCCGAGGCGAGGACCGCCCTGCCGTGAAAAAGGCGATCGACGCGGCTGTCAAGGCTCGCAAGTAGTGTCCGTGCTACCCTGGCAGGGTGGCAATCGACGTAGCGAGTTTCAAATCAGCCTACCCTGAATTCGGCCAGGCCCCGGACGCAACCGTGCAGGAGAAGCTGTCCTCTGCCCAGCGGCAGACCGATTCTGGAGTTTGGGGCACGCAGTATGAGGACGGCGTTTTCCTTCGCACGGCGGACCTCCTGGCCAAGTGTCCTTTCGGGCGCAAGATGCAGCTCGTGAACAAGGACGGTACTACCGCCTACAGCGCAGATCTCGAGCGCCTAGAACGTATCGCTGCCTGCGGCTACCGTGCCTTTTAAGCTCACGGACAAAGGCAAAGGCGAGCTGGCCAAGCGCGGCAAGAGCTACGCCCAGTCGGGCCGGATCGGCATTCAGGGCAGCAAGGCCAGTGCGCCGCACGGCCAGGGCAAGGGGCAGACGATCGGGGAGATCGCAGCAGAGCACGAGCTCGGCCTGGGCGTCCCCCAGCGCTCCTTCTTGCGCGTGTTCTGTGATCAGAACGACAAAGAGATCCGCACCTGGCTCAAGGCGGCAGCCCTGAAAATAGAGCTCGGGGCCTCCACCCCTGACCGAGAGGTGGGCCTGATCTGCGCGCGCATCCAAGCGGGCGTGCAGGAGTTCATTGCGAACGGCCAGGTAGAGCCACCTAATGCACCTGCTACGATCGCCCGGAAGAAATCGAGCACGCCCTTGATCGACACCGGGCAGCTGCGAAGTGCCATCACCTGGGAGCTGGAGCAGATCAAATGAGTACCTGGGCCCTGCAAAAAGAGGCAATCCGCGTAGCCGTGCGCGACGTGACGGGCCTGGAGGATGCTGATGTCTACTGGGCCGGCACCTCGCAGGAGTCCACCTGGCACGCCTCGGGCGCACCCCAGGCACAGGCCTGCCTGACGATCACAGCCGATCGCGAAGTCGGGGAGGGTGAGATCCGGCAGACCTACGACGCAGGAAGCGATAGCCGCACGGCAGAGGTCTGTGGATCCCGAGTCATGACCGTGACTGTTCGTATCGAATCTGAGACGGCAGAGGGGGCGGACGAGGCTGCCGCCCTGGCCCGGCGGATTAGGCTGCGCATCCGCACGCCCGATATTCTGGCCGGCCTCCTGGCCGAGTCGGTGTCCGTGGCGAAGGTGGACCGGGCCATCCCAGCATCCTACCCCAGCCAGGGTCGGATGATCTCTGTCAACGTCGTGGACCTGATCTTGCACGTGGCGGAATCGGAGATTGACGAGCCGTCCGGCACGGGCTGGATCGAGCGCGCACAGGGCACCCTGGAGATCCCGGCCGGCACCGTCGTAGGCACGTTTGATACCGATATCTAGTGTGCTACCCTGGTCTCAATGGCACGCACACTAGTCGATATCTCGGTGCTCGGGAATACCCGCACCCCTAAGGCGCAGGGGTTCGGCGTCACGGCTTGCGTGGCGTATCACACGCACAACAGCGATGTTTATCGGGAATATGAAGAGCTGTCCGACATGGTTACGGACGGCTTTACGACCTATGAGCCAGGGTACCTCCTGGCCCAGGCCGTGTTCTCCCAGTCGCCTCGCCCCGAGAAGATCTGTCTGGCCCGAGGCCCGATCGTCACGGACACCTGGGACGTCGTAGTTACGACCGCGACCGAGGGTCAGGTGATCAGCGTCGAAGTGCGCGAGCCCGGCACCGGCACCTGGGTAACCTGCTCTCGCACGGTCCCCGCGGCGAGCAACACCACGGCGGAGGCTGCCGCCCTGGAGCTCCTGATCGAGGCAGTGTCGGGCGTTGCGTCCAGCGCGTCCAGCGCCACGATCACGGTCACCCCCGTCACGTCGGGCCAGCTGATCATGCTGCGCAACCCCCAGAACTGCACGATCGACTGCAAGTCGGCCGACCCAGGCTACGCGGCTACGCTGTCTGCGTTGAAGGTAGCGGGCGCAGACTTTTTCTTTGTCGCGACCGAGTGCAACTCCGAGCTCTCCGTGGAGGCCACTGCCGCCTGGGCCGAGTCAAACAAGCGCATGTACGGTTGGAATACGAACAACAGCGCTGAGAAGTCCGGCAGCTCTACCCTGTTCGCCGGGCAGCTGGCACTGGGCTACGAGTTCTCATTCGGCTTTTTCGGCTACGACCCCTCCGAGTACATGGGCGCTCGAGCGTGCGGCTTCGCGGGCGCGCGCGACCCTGGCTCCTACACGATCTCCAGCAAGTCGCTGAAGGCCACCCCGTCAAACCTGACCAGCACCGAGCAGACGAACCTGGACACGGCGGGCGCCAATTACTACATCGCGATCGCGAACGGCCTGAACGGCGTGTCCGGTGTCTACAACGGCGGAATCACCTCGGGTAATGAATACTTCATCGACACGATCCACGGTCGTGAGTGGTGGATCGCGCGCACGCAGGAGCGTCTGGCCACGGTCCTGGCAAGCCAGGAGAAGGTAGACTTCACCGACCAGGGCGTGCAAGTCCTAGTCGCGGAGGTGGACGCACAGAATCAACAGGCCGTGCGTCAGAAGCTGTTCGCAGCAGACCCGGCCCCGACTGCCGAGGCCCTGCCCGTGGCAAACATCAGTGCCGCGAACAAGGCGGCCCGCCTCTACCCCTCGCTCAAGGCCACGGCAACCTATGCCGGTGCCATCCACGCCACGCAGCTTGTGGCCACGTTCACGGTCTAAGGAGATCCCATGGCACTAGGCGTCTACAGTCCCTCCCAGGTCGTGTGCACGATCGGCGGCTTTCCCATGCAGGGCAAGGCCGAGCAGTTTCTCAAGATCACCATGCTGTCTGACGCGTTCAAGGACAAGTCAGGGGCGGACGGCTACGTCACGCGCATGAAAACGAACGACCTGCGCGCCACGGTGGAGGTCACGCTAGCCTACGGGTCTGCATCCAATGCAGCCCTGTCCGCGCTCTATGCGGCTGACATCCTGTCCGAGAACGGGGCAGGCGTCGCGGCCTTCCTGACCAAGGACCTGAACGGCAACAGTCTCTGGACGGCGGAGCACATCTGGGTTGTGAAGGCACCCGATATCGTGCTCGGTGCCGAGCCTGACGACGTGACCTGGATGCTTCGCGCAGCGAAAATGATACCCTTCGTGGGCGGGCTGTAGTAAGATCCTCGGGTGGATCTACCTACCCGTGAAATCGACATCGGCGACCGCCACTACACGATACACACTCTGCTGCTGAGCAAAGGCCAGGAGGTCCTGCTCCGACTCTTGCGGAACACGGGCCCTGCTCTCGGGGAGCTCGTGGCAGGCGCCAAGGCCTCGGCCAAGGCGGGTGTGCCAACCACCTCCACGGACGCACTGGGCAAGGCGATCAAGGACCTGTGCCTTCGGGTGGACTCGGCCGATCTGACGTACATCCGCACGGCCTTCGGCGAGATGACCTACCACAACGGGCAGCCCCTCAGCGCGAAGATCCAGGAGATCCACTTCGCCGGGCGCTACGGTGAGATGGTTCGCTGGCTGGAGGAGTGCATCGCGCACAACTACGCGGATTTTTTAGCACTCGCGCTGAGCGCCGCCGGCTCAGCACGCCAGACACCGGGGGCACCCGAATCCCAGACTGCATCGACTGGCAGCTCTGGAGAATAGTCGACGCAGGGTTTGGTACCCTCACGGAGATCCGCTCGTCCTGGTCTCTCTACGACCTGGAGCAAGCGCACCTGATCCTTGACCTGCGAGCAGTGGCCAAGGCGAAGGATCAGGCGTGATCGACGGTCAGCACTCCTTCGCGCATCCAAGCACGTCGGACATCGCTGGGGATGTGTCGGGCCCGTTCCGGCAGAGCCTCCCGCAGAGCTGACGAGAAGTCCACGCCAACCGGCATGTCGAGCCAGCGCATGGTCTCGCCGTCTAGCAGGCGCCTGCGCAAACTGGCCGGGTCCGGATGCCGTCTCGGAGTGTCGGCCGAGTCGTAGGAGAAAACCAAGTTCCCGTTCGGGTGAAGCACTGCGCTAGCGATACTGTTCGGTACACCACGGCCGGGGAAAACCTCCCGGACAGCCTGGGTCAGGGTCACGCCCAGTGGCATGTCCATCCGGGTAAGGGTCTCTCCGGCCAGTAGGCGCCTGCGCAGGCCTGCGACCGAAGCCTGACCCAGCCCGATAGACGGGCAAAAGCGCAGGTAGTCCTCCTTCGGCGGATAGCCGGCAAGCTCCGCCACGCCCCGTCGGGCCGGCGACCAGTCAAAGTTGCGCTCTCTCGTCCAGGTGCGCTCGGGACCGGCCAGGCGGGTAAAAAACCCGAGCAGAGCTTTGACCGCCGGGGCCAGGTAATGCTTTCTTGACCACATGCCGAACGGGTCCAGAGAGGGTTTGCGCCTGGGCTCTGCCGGGATTCGCAGCTCTTTGACCTCCTTCCAGTCCACCTCCATGCCGTCCTTGCTGAACTTGATCTCCCGGGGGGTGGGGAGGTCCGAACTGGCCCCAATCCAACCTACCCGTTCTGCTGCGCCGCGTAGAGCCTGTGCAGGGCCATACCCAGCCTTGTTCTGCTCTGCCAGCGTGCCTACAATGCGGTCAAGGTCGGCCAGGATGTCCTCTGACGGGACCCCCTTCCAGGACTTCTGGAAAGCCTCTTGGATCTCCTCCGCCGAAGGGGTTGCAAATCCCAGAGAGACCTCCACGTGAATGCCGCCGGGGATTCGCCGGTTTTTCTGGTGCTCCTCCACCCGAGCCACGCCCTGCGCGTGCAGGCGAGCACGGGCCGTCTCGACACACTTCGGGCAAGTCTCGCGATCCCCGTGGATCAGGTTGTGCGCCCCGCACTTTTTCAGGTCTGTCCGCATGTCTCCTCCTGCCAGAACGGTACCGTAGCCCTGCCCTAGGGGTCAAGCTATACTTGCTATCGTGACGATCGTCCGTGAAATCATTGCGCGTGTAGGCGTCGACGCGGACACGAGCTCTATGGGCCGCATGGAGGGCGGGCTGAATAGCCTGGTCGGCAAGCTCCAGGCCTTCGGCTCGTTGCTAATCGGCGGGGCAGTAGCCCAGGGGATCCGCTCGTTCGTGCACGATCTCGAGCAGACCGGCTCGGAGCTGAACGATTCCAGCGAACGGCTCGGCCTGTCTACGGACGCGCTGCAGGAGTGGCGATTCGCAGCCGGGCAGTCCGGGGTTGGCGCGCAGCAACTTGACGCAGCCTTCGCCCGCCTGACTCTCTCGGCCGAGGCTGCCAGCCAGGGCAGCGCGCGCCATGCGAAGGCCCTGCAAGCTCTCGGGGTCAACTACCGGGACGCCCAGGGCGACATTCTACCGATCGGGGACCTCCTGCCCCAGCTCGTGGCGGGTTTCAGCTCGATCGAAGACCAGGGCGAGAAGTCCGCGCTTGCCGTGGCCTTGTTCGGCCGAGCGGGGCAGCGGCTGTTGCCTATCCTGTCCGGCGGCACCGAGGGCCTGGCCGAGCTCCAGGCGCAGTTCCAAGAGCTCGGGGGCGGCATGTCTGCCGAGGCTGTGAAGGCGGCAGACGATTACGGAGATGCGATCGGGCGCTTTGACGTGGCGGTCCTTTCTGCCAAGTCCGCAATCGGCGTACAGTTCTTGCCCGCCCTAGGCCGACTGGCCGATTGGGTCGGGCGTGCCGCCGGGGCGATCGGAAAGCTGATCTCCCAGAGCCATATCCTGGAGGCCGTGGCGGTCGTGGCGGGCGCGGCTATGGCTAAGTGGGCGGCAGCCTTGGTCGTGGCGCACGCCCCTCTGCTCCTTGACGCGCTGCTCGTGGCAGGCCTCGTCCTAGCCGTGGAGGAGATGATCGCCCTGTTCTCCGGGGAGGGCACGAGCTCGATCGAGACTTTGGTGGACGAGCTTTTCGGCATGGGCACGGCAGCGGAGTTCGTAGAGAAGACCGTCAACAGCGTGCGCCTTGCCTGGGCCTCCCTGACCGATCTGGTCAAGGGCACGGACACTTACGATACGATCCTGAACGAGCTGGCCATGGCCCGGCAGAAAGGGACCGGCGGGGCCTTGTTCGGGGAGGAGCTCACGCACGAGCAGAAGATCCAGCGCAAGTACGGCGGGCGAAACGAGAACGAAGTGGAGCGCGCCAAGGCTACCCAGTCCGGGGATGTGGCTGCGTACGTTGCGGCCAGGCCGGCAGACCAGACCCGGGAGCAGGCCTTCGAGAGCTTCAAAGCCGAGCGCAAAGCTGCCGTGGTGTCGGGCCAGGTCGTGGGCACCAAGGAGGAGATGGCAGCCTTCGCCCCGGAGATTCAACAGGCAAAGAGACCTGCCGCGGCCCTGCCCGGCAGCGCACGCCTGCCGAGCCCTTCGCCTGCGCGCATGGACACGCCAGCCAAGGGTCAAGGCCGTACCGTAACAGTCGGGCCCACCACCCTGTCCATCACTGCGTCACAGGGTACTGACCTAGGCAAGGTGGAGCAAATGGCCAAGCGCTTGATTCGAGAACACTCCGAAACTCAGGCCCGGCAGATCTCCGCGGCCCTCGGGGAGGAGGGCTAGTGCCGAGCCTCAGCCTGCCGACGATCGACCCTAGGGGCGGTACCACGATCTCCTACACAGACGGGGCCGGGCAGCTCCGTGTGATCGCCTTCGACTGCACGATCCGCACGGTCCACTCTGGAGAGGCCGAGGTGACCGAACACCCTGTGGAGCTCGGGGCGGACATCTCGGACGGCTCTCGCCCGCGCAATCGTCGGATTCTAATCGAGGCGGACGTAACCAACACACCAATCATCGCACCTCCCGGGGTGAGCTCGATCCAGGCCCCGATCAGTGCGCCCCAGCCCTTCCGCGACTTTCGCCGAACGGCATCGATCTCCGGCTCGGGGGGCCGAGACATCGGCACCTATGGCGTCAACGTGCGTGTGGGCGCCAAGCCTTTTCGCGTGGAGCCTGCCGTGCGCGCCACGTTCGGCACCTATGGCAGCCTGACCACGCAGCAATTCCCGCTCGTGTTTGACCGCGTGCAGGAGGTGTGGACCGCGCTTGATACCATCCGGGCAGAGGGAACCCCCGTCACAGTCTCGAGCCGGCTGCACACGTACGACCAGTGCTTGATTGCCAGCCTATCCGCGCCTGAGGATGCTATGGGCGGGATCACCTTCACGATCGAGCTCGTGGAGATCCGCACGGCAGCGTCCGAGCAGGTTTCGATTAGCCCGCCGGTCTCGATACCCCGGGCAGCCCGTCCGGTCTCCGCCGGGGCTCAGCCTCTGTACGAGCTGCCGCCGCAGAAAGAGACGATCGCGCTCTCCCTGGGCGATACGATCAAAGGGGCGCTCGGCCTATGATTGGGATCAACTTACCTGAGGACAAGCCTTACTTCACCGTGCGCGTCACGCTGGACGAACGGGAGTACTCGCTCGGGTTCAAGTGGAACCAGCGATCGGAGAAGTGGTACGTGTCCGTTGCGGACGCGGAGGGCACGCAGATCCTGGCCCCGGTCAAGCTCGTGGCGGACTGGCCGATCAATCTCTGGGCTGTAGGCGACGACTCCCCGCCGGGCTGGCTCATGTGGAAAGACGACACCGGGCAGGGTCTCGATCCGTACCTGGATGACCTGGCCACCCGTGGCACGCTGATTTACTTCACGGAGGCGGAGATTGCTGCGTGACCCCTACTATGCGCTCACGCTTGATACGCTGAAGATCACCGGCCTGACCGTTGAATTCGACATCGAAAAGAGCGTAAAGCGCTCGCCGAACACGGCGGTTATCCGCGTGCGCAACCTGTCCCAGGAGCAGCGCGATCACCTGTCCAGCCTGTCCGTGAACCGGGCGAAAGGCCTAGGTAAGATCCGCTGCGAGCTGATCGCAGGGTACAAAGACGAGCATGAGCTGATCTTCCGGGGTGATCTGCGCAACGCGAGCCACACCCGGGAGGGTGCCACCTGGGTTACGCAGGTTGAAGGAGAGGACGGCGGGCGAAGCCAGCTCAAGGCCAGGGTGAACCAGACCTTCCCCGCCGGTACCCCTGTGGCGACGGTCGTGCTCGCCTGCGCGGCTGCCCTGGGCGTCGGGCCGGGCAACCTGCCGAGCCTGGCCGCGCAGCTCTCTACCCGGGGCGGCAAGATCTTTCCGGCCGGGACCGTCCTGTCCGGGCAGGCTTCGGAGGAGCTCTATCACCTGCTCGCCTCGTGTGGGTACACCTACTCCGTGCAGAATGGTGCACTGCAGGTGCAAAAGGCGGGCAAGGCCCTGCTCTCTGTCGGGGCGCTCTTGTCCGAGGCCACGGGCCTGGTCGAAACCCCCTCGGTGAACCCGGACGGTACGGTATCAGCGAAGACACTGATCATCCCGAACCTGTACCCTGGGGCTCGGTGCGTCCTGGCCTCGGCAGCCGTGCAGGGGCAGTATCAAATCCGATCCATCAAGTACACCGGCAACTCCTTTACCAAGGATTGGTACGCTAGTCTGGAGCTCAAACCGTGAGACTGTCAGCACAGGACGCAATCAGGGCTGCCATCGAGGCAGGGCAGCGGCAGTCACACACGAACCTGCCCGGGATCGTCGTGTCGTACAACGCGGCCACGAAGCGGGCTGACGTGCAGCCTGCCTTGAACCGGCTCGTTCCGACCGAGATCGACGGGGAGTTCACCTCGGAGAAACTGCCGGTGATCCCGGACGTGCCTGTGATGTGGCCGGCCGGCGGGGGTTCCTGGTTTCAAGGGGATCTGCTGCCCGGGGAGGGTGTCCTGCTCGTGTGCTGCGAGGCAGACCCGTCCGAGTATCTCCGCCGGGGGTCGGTGTCAGACCCGGCCGATGTCCGTCGGGCCAGCCTCGCACACGCCGTGGCGATCCCGGGCCTGCGCGCTGACGGCTCTGTGATCCCTGCCAGCCCCGCAGCTGCGATCGGGGGCGTGCTCTATTCGGCAGCCGTGGCGGAGCGCGTGTTTCAGTTCGCCCAGTTGCTGATCACTGGGCTGAACGCGGCGGCGGGCGCACCCCAGACCGGGACGTCCCTGTCTGCGATCATCACGGCGGCCCTGACCGGCATGTCCGCCCCAGTGGTGCCGGGTGTGGCAGGCGCCTTCGGTTCGGCAGCATTGAAGCTGGGCTCATGAGTGCTACCCTAACCCGGTGGAGCGCGCCCTAGTCCTAGTAGCAGACGCGGAGAACCCCGACGTGGGCGATCTCCTGCTCGAGCACGGCAGGACGGTTCTAACCTCGGACCTCGCGGAGGAAGTAGCGCAACGCCTGCGCGTGCGTTTCAATTTCTGGAAACAGGAATGGTTCAGGGACACCCGGCTCGGCACTCCCTACCTGGAGGCCATCTTTGAGAAGGGTGTACCGGACGGTACGATCCGGTCTGTCTACACACAGATCATCCTGGGCACTGAGGGCGTGGCCAGCCTGGACGCGCTCTCCTGGACGGTCAGTTCGACCCGTCAAATGGTTCTGACGTTCACGGCGCGTCTGCAGGACGGCAACACGTTCCGGTCAAGCCAGTATGGCCCCTTCATCGTGAGGCTAGATGCCAGCGGTACTTGATAGCACGGGCCTGACAGTCCCGGATCTCACCGAGATCAATGACGAGATTGTGGACGGCCTGCTCTCGGCCTTCCCCGGTCTCGATCTGACCGAGGAAAGCTACGACGGGCAGCTGATCGGGTCGTTCGCTGATCGGCTCGCTGCCTGTTACGAACTTCTGGCCGAGGTCTATGCGGGTTACGACCCGAGCCAGGCCTCGGGGCACCAGCTGCACGCGATCTCCGCACGCACGGGCACGGTCGTAAAGCGAGCCACCAAGGGGTATCTAGTCTGCTCCCTTGACCTGGACGCGGGTACCTATGCGATCGGGTCCCTGGTCGCCAACGTGGCAGACGAGCCGACCAAGCGGTATGAGAACCTGACCGAGGTCGTAAGCTCCGGGGGCGCCACGACTGTGACCCTCACGGCGCAGGCCGCTGGGCGCGTGGTCGTGTCGGCAGCGACGTTGACCGAGATCTCCGCGGCTGTGACGGGATGGAACAGTGTCACGAACGCGGCGAGCTCCGAGGCCTCGGGCAACAGCTCGGGCACGAACGCAGAGACCGATACCGAGCTACGACTCCGCCGGGCGGCAGAGTTGGCTCGCTCGGGCTCGAGCACGGCGGCAGCTATTCGGGCAGACCTCCTGGAAGTTACCGGGGTGGTCTCGGCCCTTGTCGTGGAGAACGACACAGACGCGACTGTCGACGGCATCCCGGCCCACTCTGTGGCCTGTTACGTCCGAGGCTCCGCGGCGGCGGCAGACATCCGAGCTCAGATCCTGGCAAGCAAGCCTGCAGGGATCCAGGCTTTCGGATCGAGCACCGGCAACGTAACGGACGAGCAGGGCGAGACCCACTCGATCGGCTACACGGCCCCGAGCTCGGTGCGCACCTACTGTAACGTGTCCGTGTCCGTGATTGCGGATACTTACGAGGGTGAGACCGCTTTGAAGGCCGCGCTAGTCGCGGTCGTGACCGGCGATACTGGCAAGGACGTGATCCGGAGTAAACTCCTGGCCGCTGCGTCGAACCTGGGCGGGGTCGTGGACGTCACGGCGTTGACGATCGATACCGTCGATCCTCCGGTCAGTACTTTGAACGTCACGATCACAAGCGGCCAGTATGCGTACCTGGATGCCGTCGACATCGATGTCACGGTGACCTACGTCACGGGGGCGCCATGACCGTAGCGTTCATTGACACGGACGGGGCCGAGCTCCAGGGGAAAACAGCCCCGGTTCGCTTCACCTACTCCGAGACACTCCACAGGATCGATGTTGTGTTCGCGTCGGGCAAGGCGGAGATCGCCTACCGCTCGGGTGCCTTCACCTCGCAGTACGGAGACAGCGCCGACGTGTTCGGTACCGTCACGGTCTACCGCCGGCAAGGCTGGCCCGAGCACTTCCAGATCCTAATCACAGAGGACGAATCCTAAGATGGCCCGCACCGGCACAGTCAATCAGACCCCTGCCACGGGCGCCGTGGCGATCTATCAGGTGATCTCGCAGCTGGTCTCATCCGGCTGGACAAAGATCGCGGATTCGGATGGGACTACCTACTCGTCCGGCGGGACGCAGGTCACCTCGGGCGCAGCGGGCGCAGGCGGGCTGGGTAACTCGCTTGCCTGGTTCGTCCTCCGAGATCCCGGCAGTCGTCGGCAGTTCTGCTTCCAGAAGAGCTCAGCCAACAACACCCAGTGGCGCATCAAATTCTCGGAGTCGGCCGGATTCTCTGGCGGCAGCCCCGGTGCGACGCGCGTGCCGAGCGCTACGGACGAGCAGGTGCTACTTGGCTCGGGTTCCGACGCAGCGCCAACTATGGCCACCCTGCTCTACACGGACGGGGCTTACAAGTTTCACGTGGTTTCCGAGTCTGCGGTCGTGACCGGCTCGGATGTGTACATGTTCTGGTTTGGCTCGGCTCGGATTACGACAGGGGAGTGTGACGCGCTCTTCTGTGTAGACGGCCTTCGTGCGGGCACATACGACCCGGCAGACACGAGCCCTTGCGTGGTCTGGTGTAGCTACGATGCCAGTTTCGGCGGAATCCTGTATACGTGGTTCGGCGTGTCTACCCCTGTCGCAGGGAATAACGTCAAGGGGTGGTTCAGACACGGGCTGGGCGGATCGGCATTTCAGGGTTTGGTAGCTGCGGCTTTCGGTACAGCAAACGTGGGCTATCCTATGTACTCCGGGACGTCGGGGGCGGTCGGCCAATGGGCGGCAGACTCATATGATGGCGCGATCGAGCTGTTTTTCTGCCGGCCCAACAACAACTCTACGCCGAATGGGCCTAAGGGCTGCGCGGCGCACATGAAGCACAGTTTCTTTCCTCGCAGCTTTCCTAATACTTACGGGTACAATGCAGGGGATCCGTATGTGTATTGGGGTAAGACTACAGGCGGAGGCGGTACGAATATCCTCCTACCCTGGATTACAGGAACAGTCCCGGTGCTCTAAGTGGCGGACTACTCCCCCAGATCCGTAACGCTAGATACTGACCTAGGCTTGGTTGGCGGCGGCGACTCCTTCCCCCGTACACTCACGGTGGACGGCAACCCCTACACCGTATACTCGGCCAGCTACTCTGTGCGCGGGTGGGAGTATCACCCTGAGGTAAGCCTGACCGAGGCCCGAGGGATCGGCTCGGCCCTCACGGACGTGGACGGCAGCCCAGACGGGCAGATCCTCGATCACGCAGATCAGGCCCTGGGCCGGCTGATCCTCTACTTCCAGAAGAAAGCGCGCATGGAGGCTTACCTCCGAGCCTGCCTCGCCCCGGTACAGACCCTGGAGAACTTGCTCTGGTCTGTCCTGGAGTTGCAGGACGCGGACCTAGACAATCTGGAAGGAGTGCACCTGGACAGGGAGGGGGCGATCATCGGAGAGGCCCGAGGCGATCGCACGGACGCGGAATACCGCCCGGCACTGCGCGCTCGCATCCTGATCAACCGGTCAGACGGCAAGCTCGGACAGCTCTACGAGATCCTGGAGCTCCTGATCCCGGGAAACGCGGCCAAGATCTCAACCATGCATCCGGCCCACATCCTGGTCACTCTCGACACCGAGGGCGCCACGACCCAGGAGGAGGTAGCAAGGCTGCTACGTCAGGCCAAGCCTGCGGGCGTGCGGCTCGACGTCGGTTTCGGGGGCGGAACGATCGGGGATGTGGGCGGCAGCCCGGCGGGTGCTGTGATCGGGGACGTAGGCGGCAGCCCGGCTGGTTTCCTCATTGGCGCGGTAGGGTAGCAAGTTCTATACTGCGTAGGCCATGGCCAAACCTTCTACGCTACCCGAGTGGGCGTCTGACACCAACTTTTCGAGCGGCACGAAGTCCGGCACGGTCACCAAGCTTGAGCCCGCGCTCGCGTACAAGAAGCAAGGCTGGGTACCGTCCCTGCAATGGTTCGGGCAGTACGCCAATTGGTTGCTGAACCTGGTCTACCAGTGGTGCGCTTACCTGGACAACCTGCACGGGGAGGCGGATTTCCTGAACAAGGCCTACGCATGGGTAGGCTCGCATTCGTTTACCCCTGCCACGGCTACGGCAGCGGGTCTGACCTCCACGGGAAACACCTCGGGTGCGGGTATCGTCGCCACGGGCGGCACGTCCGGCCGAGGTGCAACGTTTGCGGCAGGGGGAGGTAATAACTACGGCGCACACTGCACGGGCTCTGGCACGTTCTCCGGTGTGCACGGTGTGGGCGGCGCTACGGGTGCGGGTGTCACCGGAACGGGCGGCGCCAGTGGCGGTATCGGGGTCTTCGGCCAGGGTACGACCAATTCGGCGGGCGTGTCTGGAATCGGCAACGGCACTGCCATGGGCGTCTACGGCCAAGGCGGCAACACAGACGGGATTGGCGTGTACGGGCTCGGGCAGGGGGCGGGTGCGGGCGGCTATTTCCAAGGCGGCGCCAGCAACGGCAAGGGTATCGTGGTTATCGGAGACGGATCGGCCCTTGGGATCGAGGTCGATGCCGACACGAACTATGCGATCGAGGCCACTTCGACGGCGAGCGCAATCAACGCTGTTTCGACGGGCAGCGGAGGTGGCAACTATGGCGTGCTTGGCTCCGGGTACACTGGCAACGGCAACGGTGTGGTGGGCCAAGGCCAGGGCACAGGCGCAGGCGGGAGGTTCCGCGCGCCTACGGACGGGGCAGGCCCTGCGATCACGCTGGTCACAGACACGACAGGCGCAGTAGGTCCGCACATCCGCATGAACGATCTAGGCTCCGCCACAGTATCTGTCTCTGACGGGGATATCTGGTTCTCAAACGGAGAGCTCCAGATTCGATCAGGCGGCGTGACCTACAGCTTTACTTCCAGTGGTTTGACGTACGCATAAGGAGTTCTCGTGAACAAAGCTAAGATTTTCGCAGCCTGTATCGCCGCCGCTCTGGCAGCGGTGGGCGTTCTGTTCCCTGAGTTCAAAGAGGCCGCCGCGCTGATCGCAGGGCTGGCCATGGGTAAGGAATTCTTCCCCCAGGCCGACAAGTGATCACCGGCATCGTGATAGCAGCCCTGGGCCTCGGCAGCGCGATCGCAGGTCTCTGGAAAACCAAGCGCGCACGGAGGGCTGCGAAGGCCCTTGATCTGGCGTCACGGGCAGCACAAGCACTCCCCAGGAAGTAGGACAGCATGGCCACAGTGCCCGAGCGGTTGGCGAGCATTGAAGCGCACCTAGCACACGTCCGAAAGGACTTGGGCGAGATCAAGAGCCAGGGAACCAGGATCGGCTCGCTCGAGCGCTGGCGGGCTTACATCACCGGAGGCCTAGTCCTGGTCTCTGTCCTGCTCGGCCTGCTGCACCTCGGAGGCTGTGCCGCGGCGCCGATCGTCCCCGAGGCCAAGCCCTTCGCCACCCGGCCCATGCGTGTCCTGTACGATTCGAGCATGGACGCAGAGTGCCAGGAATCTGTCTGGTTCGCTGCGCTGTTCTGGTCGCTGCACGGGGTGGATTACCTGACCGTAGAGCCGGCCCACCCCAGCTCCGCCCCGGCATTGGGTCTCCCTCGCGAGGGGGAGGTAGGCATTCACCAGGGACCGCTCAGTCCGAACCGGCTCGGTGAAACGTGGTCGTGGGGTCGGAGCAGGACGAACGCGGCAGATATCACACTGGCCGTCTGTGACAACTGGGTCACCACACACGAGCTCGGGCACGCTCTCGGTCTGCCTCACGTGGCGGGCGAAGGCTCGGTGATGTCCGTGGCCTTCGAGATAGGCGGGTGGGCTGTCAGCCCGAGGGAGTTGCAATGGTTACGGTAGGCATGCGAGGGTTCGTCTGCCGCCCCGCCTTCGATACGCTAGGCAAGCGCGACACCTCCGGGGCTTTCGCGCCCGAGGCTGCCCGCTTCATAAAGGCAACCGGGATCCACGCGAGTCAGCGGATCTTCGACAATAACCAGGCCATGCCTGATCGCAGGCGGGAAGTGTCGATCGCGCTTGATCGCTGCTCGGGCCTCGATCTGCAGGTCGTGGCGTTCTTCTGCCACGGCTACCGGACGGGAATCCAGGCGGGCTACACGGCGCAGACCGTGGGTA